ACGCTTTCGAGATTAGCGACGGACGCGATAGACTTCCATACGAATACAGACGCAGAGGTTTAGGTTGGTTGAGATAACTAAAACAAAAACGAATGGCAACAAGGGGACGCAAGAAGAATTTGACAATGCACAAAATCTACGAAGAAAAATTTCGTAAGTATTTAGCAAAGAAAGAAAAACAAATTAAAAAACTGAAAAATGAAAGTTAACGCTGAAGGCTACGCGCTAATAAAGAAGTTCGAAGGTTGTCGTTTAAAGGCTTATTTGTGTCCAGCTAACGTGTGGACGATTGGTTTTGGGAACACCTTCTACGAGAATGGCATGAAGGTTAAAGATGGCGATGTAATCACACAACAACGCGCTGACGAATTAGCTAAATTCATCATTGACCAATTCGCGGTAACCATTGCGCCATTCATTTTACAGCCACTCACCGACAATCAATTTAGCGCGTGTGTTTCACTTGCGTACAATATCGGAACAGGTGGCTTTAAGAAGTCTTCAGTATTCAAAAAGTTAAACATCAATCCTAACGACCCAACTATTGCTGATTCATTCCGTTTATGGAACAAAGGCGGTGGTAAGGTTCTTGCAGGTTTGGTGAAGCGTCGTGAAGCTGAAATTGCATTATACTTCAAGTCATGAACACAGAAACTGAAATCGTTTTGATACACGAACAATTGCAAGAAATGGACAAGAAGATTGACCGCATTTATAATGTGTTAATCGGTGACGACGAAATGAAAATTGAAGGTCTTGTTAGCAAGGTGCAGAAGCACGATAAGTACATTCAAAATCAAAGGTTGCAGGTCGCTCGTTTAGGTGGTATTGCAACCGCTGCTGGTGTGGTTGGTGGTTTGCTTGTTCAATTCGTATTAAAGTTTTTATGAAGGACAAGTTGAAGTCTTGGTTGAAGGAATTATTGTCAAGTTCAACGAAGGTTTCAAGTAAGCGTTTTATTTCTATATTCGTTGTACTTAACTTAATTGCTTTTGCTTATATCGCTACATTCACTATCTACAATTGTCCGATTGAAATGTTCGACACGTTAGCAATTCTTGCAGGTAGTTTGTTCGGTGGTACGGTAATCGAAAAGTTCACAAATCAAAAATCAAATGTCAAGACCAAAGAGCGAAGCACGGAAGATAGCGGTGGAGATTTGCAGTAAATTTCCCGACGCACCTTCTCACTCATTAGCATCAAAGTTATTCGCTGAATATCCAGAAGCGTTTGATTCTTTAGAACACGCACGAAATTACGTTCGTAACGTTCGCGGTAAAATTGGAAAGAAAAGCAGAGCATCTAACACACAAAAAGAATTGATTGACACAGCACCACGACCTTCCAACCCATACGCACTTCCAAAGTCGTACTCAAAGAAGCGTAGACACGTTGAATTGAAAGGGAATAAGTTCTTAATTCTTTGTGATGTTCACCTTCCTTACCAGGATAACGAAGCGTTAGAGTGCGCTATTGCCGAAGGATTAAAACAGGGGTGCGATTCAATCATTTTAAATGGCGACGCGTTAGACTGTCATATGATTAGTGACTTCGTCAAGGATCCACGAAAGCGTAAATTCAAAGACGAACTATATTCAATCCGTCAATTCCTTGCGTCGCTTCGACACACGTTTCCAAACGCGAATATCTATTACAAAGAAGGCAACCACGAAGAACGCTACTGGCGTTATATGCGAATCAAAGCACCTGAATTATTTGACATTGATGCGTTCGACTTTCCTTCGCTTACCCATTGCGATAAACACGACGTGAAATGGATTGACGGAAAGAGTAAGTTAAACATCGGCAAACTTTCAATCTTTCACGGACACGAATTTGGGAAGCAATTTCTTCCGTCTGTGAACGTAGCGCGTGGATTGTTTATGAAGACTAAGGTGTCCGCTCTTTGCGGACATCATCACCAGACAGCAGAACATAGCGAACGCGACGCGAATGGAAAGTTTATTACTTGTTGGGGTGTCGCTTGTTTGAGTGAACTTTCGCCCGATTACAACCCCTATTCCCGCTATAATCACGGCTTTGCCATTGTTGAGAAAGGAAACAACGGAGCGTTCAGCGTTAATAATTACCGCATACACGAAGGAAAAATATTATGAGAAGAAATATATTCGCAGCAATACTGCTTGTTTTAGGAACATCATTGCTTTGGTTGGTCTTATGTTGGAATTGGTGGGGACGAAGTGTTGCAAAAAACGCAACAACTGAAATTAAGAAACAAGATAGCGTCATAAACTACAACGCTGGAGAGTACGACCGCTTACTTGCTGAACAAATAGAACTTTATAAACAATTAAGAACTTATGAAGATGCTCAACTTACAGCCAAAACCACCTATAAAAGAACTCGTTCTGCTATTATTATTCGAGATACTGTTAATATTGTGGATGTTATCACTTTGGTGAACTCCTGCGACAGCGTTATTGCTTCCGATTCGCTTGTTATTGACAATCTCAAAGAACAATTGAACATCGAAGAAGAAAAAATAAACAACTTGCAAGAAGTGGTCGTTGCTTATGAACAGAAGTCGGTGTTGTTGAATGAAGAAATAAACACTCTAACTGCTGAAAAGAAAAAGTTAGACAAACAAAAAAAGCGCAGAAACCACGCTTTAATCTTTACAAGTACAGTAGCTGCTCTTTCTACTTTTGTTCTGAGTGTTTTACTTTAGAAAGTTGCACATAAAAACGCAGGCTAAATTCAATTGCTTCGCTTAAAAAAGCGTTGCGACTGTTCTCACCTCTCTTTTCGTCTATCTCGTTCCATAGGTCTTTGTGCAAGTAGACACATATTCCTTTTTTAGTTTTGCTCTGCGCCATCTTCTTTGTTTTTACTCATCATTGAACCTATCATTAACGCTAAGTAGATTTTCTCTTTTGCGTTCAAGTCTTTTCGTTGTGAAAGTTCAAGGAGAATGTCGCCAAGAATCTTCCCTTGTTGGAAATATGTCGCAAGTGAATTAACGATTTCTCGCTCTCTGTCGTAAGTCATTTTTAAAGACTCGTATAGTGGTATTGGTTTCATATTATTATTTTTTCTATTTCTGCTTTTACATCTATCCAATAATCATTAAATATATCAGCAACGTGTTCATTATCTACACTATTAATTATCTCATCTACTGCAATTATAGCGCATTGTTTTGCGTCTTCCCTTGCCTCGTCATCGTATAATAAACCTGCTCGCAAATAAATGCAATACTTATTGAACAGTTCTTCTGCCCTTTCTTTTGCTTCCATATTGTAAATGTATGCTAAATTATTTTATCCTACAACGTATTGTCCATAACTTGGATTAAGTTCGAAATACATTCTCATCATTATAGCGTCGGCAACGTCAGGAGAAATACCTTCGCGGTTCTTGATTACGTCCTTCGGTGTGACTTGCAACTTACCGTCCACGTCTGCGCGGTGTCTTTTAATCATTTCAAGCTCACGAACTATCTGTTCTTTGCGCGTACTGGATAAGATAGTGAGCCGATTCTCCTCTATGTATTGAGCCAATTTGTAGTAACATTCGCTTTTCAAGTTTTGGTATTGTGGGTGCTTGGGTTTTGATCCATTGACGAACCCTCGACACTTTAAGAAGTCAACCACTCCGCCACCAACACCGTCTTCATCACAGACAACATCTTGCAATAAAATTGAGTGCTGTTGACAGGTTAAACGAATCTTGTTCACGACTTCGTCTAACGCTGCTCTATTCAACTCAATTATATCGATAATAGTTAACCCTTCCCAAACGCAGATAATTGTTCTATCCTTCCCGAAACGCGCAATGTCGGCTGTGATATACTTCTTGCCTTCATTAATTACTTCGTTCCTAAACATTCGAAGAAGATTCTCCGTGTTAAACAACTTGTCGCTGTCGTCGTCGAACTCCCAGTTCCCTTCTAAAAGTCTTTTGCGGTCGTATTCTGGAAGGCGACGCAACGATTCGATATAAGCAACAGGAAGGAAGGGGTTGTCTTGTGGTAACGCTTGAACAAGCGCGCGGTGTAAGGGTAGTTCGTTACGATTGTTCTTCATATAGAACTCATTATACAACCACCCCTTCGAAGGATTACAAGAAAGAAAACCTTTCGGAATTAAACCTGCGCTTAATGAATTACAATTACTACATTTCCATTCAATCGCTTTACCGCTTTCATCTTGTTTTGTTACTTCACCTTTATTAAGTTCTGGTGCTGAACATTTATTGCAAAAATGAGTTAACTTATGTCGGCATCTTGAATGAACAATGTTGACCGCCTTTTCTGTTACCTCTGAAACTTCATCTACGAAGTAGTCAAGTATTTCAAGCGACCCAAGTTGGTCGAAGTTTTCTTTTGACGGATAAGCGAAAAGGTCTTTCAATACAATTTCGCTTCCATTGAAGAACTTAATCACGTTCGTTTGTCCGTTATAGGTGTAGTGTTTGTCAGCAACCAAACCAAACTCACGCGCTGTTTCAAAGAACGTGTTTAACGTCGTCTTTTTTAGCGTGTCTAATTTGCTACGTCCAATAAGAGAACGTGTCCCTGCGTACTTCAAACGACGTTGAATTTGCCACATACAACCGAACTTCGTCTTTCCACCCCCTGCCGCGCCACCGTATAACAACTGTTCAACTTGCGAATCGGTCGCTAAATAGTTAAGTGCTTCAATCTGACGCGGCAGGTATTCGGGTTTATATGGTTGCATTAAAATAGTGTTAGTTGATTTTCAACCACAGGACAAAGTTCGTCTTGAAGTATCTGAACAATGCGGTCGTATTTCTTCGCGTCGTTGTTTTGCTTTACTTGGTGCAAGAGCAATTCAAGACCAGCGTTGAACGCTTCGTCTTTCGTTTTATATACGCAGTATTCAGCGTGGTAAATCAAAGGCTGCGACCAACCTTGATCCTGTCCTTTGAAACTAATTGAATAACTCCAATTTCCTTTTTGAACAATGGCTACATTAACCTGCGCTTCATAACCCTTTATACATTTGTAAGTGTAAAGAATTGGATTCTCGCAAACTCCGTGTTCGTTGAATATAAATTGATTCATTGCTTCGACAAATAAAGTTTGTAAAGTTCACGGAAGCCTTCGAACTGAATCGATTCTTTTAGCAGTTGACGTTTGCGGTCACTCATTCGCTCAACCATTCCTTTTGAAAGTTGTTGTTCTTGAAAGACAATCTTTCGCGCCTTCGCTTTACAAAGATTGTATTCTTCATCTGTGAATGTTTCGGCTGTTATACGCTTACTTTCTTCGAGCCACCGCATCATTGACACTCCGCGCAATTCTAACGTCGTGTATTTGCCTTGTTTGAAGCTCTCAATATCTTCCTTTAACATTCTTCTCCAGCTGTCGTCGTTCACCGCCATTTCTTTCTCTTTTAATTGTTTTGATTGTTCCTCTTTTGATTCCGCGATTTCACGCTGTATTTGTAGATTCGCTTTGTCCCTGTGTGGTTTGTAGTGGGTCAAGACGTCACCAATAAACGACACGCTTAACGCTCCAAAATGTTCACATTTCTTTGACAGTTCGTTAGCTGCATTTAGTTCGAAAGCAAGATTGAAGTGTTCGAACGTAACCCAACGAAAGTGTTTAACAATAAATTCGTGTAACATCTGAAGTAGTTGCGCTTCAGGAAGTGCTATTCCGTACATCGCGCAAACCTTTGAGCAAAGTTTAACAAATGTAGGTAGATCGTAGTCTGCTACAAACGCGCTTTCGCGTTCCGCACGATCAACCCTTTGTGTAATTGTGAGCGTCGTTGTAGATGCGTTGCGCAGCGTCTGAATCGAATTTTCCATTTTTGATTTTTGTTTGTTGGTTTGTAGTTACAAAGGTAGTTAAGTCCCACTTGCGCACGGCAGCCTTCCAGTCTTTCATTGCGTTGCGTCCCACCTTCCAACCATTCGCTTCGTAGTGCGCGTGGAATTTCTCGGTAAACTTTAACGCGTCTTCGTTGCTTAGTTTCTCACAAGCGTATTCGTATATTTCGACAACCGTTGGCTTCTTAAATGACGACTTCTTTTCTTTTGTTGGTGCTGGAAGGTTAGCCTGTGGAACTGATAAGCGAATAAGAATATCGTTTATCTTTTGGTCTTGTTCCTTTATTTGCGTTTCGAGAATCTCGATTCTCTTTTTGAGTTGTAAAATTAGCATCATTGTTTTATTTAGTATTCGTCCCTTTCCATATCCGCGTCTTCCTCGCGTGTACATTCGTAGCAAAGACCAATTTCGTCTTCAAATAGTTCCTGCACGTCGCTGTCGTCCCAGTCACGATATTTTCTATTGGTGTGTTTGATGTCTGCAATGCGTTCTTCGATTGCTTCGGTGTCGCAATAACGGCAATAGTCGCTCATAGATTTTTGATTTTAAGGTTTATTTGATTTTAGATTTCTTTTTAAGTGCTAACTCTTTCTTGTATTCGATATGCTCGACAAACTTACTAAAAAATATCATAGGTTTAGCATAACCAATCTCGCTTAATAAATAACAAATGCGTTCAACGTTGTATCTGTATTGTCTGTCCCACTCAACTTGTGCAGACGCTTGGTTGATTCCGTGCAGGATTGTCGCGTGGTCTTTCTTGTAGCGGTCGCCAACGTTCTTCAACGAAAGCAAATAGCAAGGACGAACTAAAAAGAAAATGATTTGTCTTGCGGTTACTATCTCGCGCTTTCTTGTCGGTGAATACAACGCTTGTGAAGGAACACCAAGAACTGAACACGTCACGTCTTCCAATGCACTCCAGAACATATCTCTTTCGTTCTCCATTTCCTGTTGTTGTTTAATTTGATCCGCAGTTAACCTTTCGTACTTTGGAATTATCATCGTCCAAAGCAATTCGAATCTTTCCATGTGTCGCAAGGGAATCATTTCTGCAACCTCTTGTCTTATCTGCTCGTTAGTCATTTTCTTCGTTGATTAAGATTGTTGGTGTAAATGTGCTGAATACTTCTTCGCGTGAAAGACCTGTGTGAAGGCAAATGTTGTTGAAGTCTTTGATTCTCATTCGCTCTGGGTGTGCGACATAAAGTCGTGCGGTTGGGTCGCTTATGCGAAGAACTGTTTTGAAGTTCTGCATCGTCTTGAATTGACTTTTAACGAGGCGACCAAATGGTGTTTTGTAGATTGCTTTGTTCATCGTTTTAATATTGGTTTAATTAGTTGCGCTTTCTTCTTGTTTTCTTCGTGGTTTGTTCCTCTGAGTTCTGGATTGTGTTCCTTAACTAAACGTGCTATTCGTGTGATGTTGTCCGCGCTTACATACTTTCCGCTTTCGTACATAGCGAAGAAGTTGCTTGTGATGTCTCTTCGCTCTGCAAATTGGTCTTGCCATATCTTGACGCAAAGTGCTTTGTTGTCGTTGCGGTATTTCTTCGATTTCTTTAGGAGTTTCTCAACTCTCTTTTCAAGGCTTACTAATTTTTTCATTGTATGGTTTATTGTACATTAAGTCATTGTGGCTTTATAAGGGACGGGAATTCAATCTTTCGCCCCTTATAAGACACATTATAATTTAGAATGGCAATTCGTCTTCGTCGTCTTGCATTGGTTGAACTAACCCGCTTTGTTCCAACATTGCTTTTGCTTTGTTCATTTGATCCGCAGAACGCTCCAACCGGTCAGAAAATTCTTTCGATGAACTCACTTTGTTTTGAAGCCATTCTGGAAGCATCTTGAATCTAAGGTCAAAGTCTTCGCTGTCGTAGTCCAATAAGAACGCTGCGTTAACCTGTGGCGGACAAACCATTCCTTTCGCAAGTGGTGACGCTCCTTTTAAGTCTGCATAAGTGCGCCCTGTGTTCGCTGTGCGATGCATTACGCTAACCATTGCTTCCTTCCCAAGCAAAGTACCAATGTCGAATCTGTTTGCTTCAGCGTCGCTCATTGCCTTTCCAAGCCACGATTGAACGAAGGCGCGTAAGCCACTCTTTTCGTGCATTGAAAGAGTAAAGTCACGACCGATTGAGAACGGTTGTTCACCTTTACCGAAGTCGGCGGTTTCCAATGGTAGTTCGAACACCAGGCGAACCTTGTTCACTAACTTTTCTTCACCTTGATAGGTATCGACGATTGTTCCGATGTGGATGATTTGGTAGCAACGCGCTACGTGCGTTCCTGCAGGGACTGTCTGTCCTCCGCCTCCGTTGTTTGTTTGTTGGGCAATGATGCTCATGTTGTTATTTGTTTTGTTGTTTATATAAATTTCTAATTTGTCCGCGAGTTTCGCTTCTTCGTTTTGCCAGAACCATTCGTTCGCTGACATCTGTTCTTCCTCGCTTATTCGCTTGTAGTAACCCATTTAGATATGGTCTTGAAAGATTCGGTAGTCGAACTCGAAAGTGATTCCGTCTTTCTTCAATCTAACGTAGTGAATGTCGAATAGCGGTTCATCTTTGCGGAAGAAGCGACCAAGTACGTCGAAGTCGAAGATGTTTCCTTTTTCGTCGGTGAACTGGCGACCTTCGTTTTCGTGAAACCAACCGTTCTCGTGTTCAAAGTTCTGTGCGATTACTTTGATTTCTTGATTTAGACGCTCGATGTCGTCCATACTAAAGTGATAAGTGATTTTAGGATTGTACATAGTGATTTTGATTTTTAGTGGTTACAAATATATTCAATTAGTTGATCGTTCCAACGCGCTTCTGAAAGTTTTTGACATTTTTCAATGTTCGCGCTAATCTCGTTGTGCGTTAGGTTGTAAGCGTTCGCTGAGGAATAAACACAAACAAAGTTAGATTTCTTTTGGTGGTGTTGGTAGTTCCTTCCAATGCGTTGTAACAATTGACTTGTATACGGCTTCAAGTCTATCAATTCGCGCTTGACAAGTTGAATCCCAATTAACATTTCCAGTCTTTGAATCACCCCACCAATTTTGGGCTGTAAGAATTGCGTCTTGAAGTGTTCCAATTTCTTCTTCGAAGAATAGAATTGTTTTGCAATAGTGTTTTTCATTGTTCATTTGATTAGTTGGTTTTAGATTTCTTTTGATTCAAGGACTGTTTGACGTGGTTCAAAACACACCGCTTTGTCAAATTCTTCTTTCGCGGCTTCGTAGGTTTTAAAGCAACCTACATAGCTTACGTCAATTTTTAACCAGTACAGAGTTTCGTTGTACTTTACTTCTTCGATTAGTTCTACTTTCATTTTGTTTTGTTGTTTTGTGTTTAAAAAGTTATCGTTAATGTTTGCAAGGTCATTGCAGAAATCTTCTATAAATTGACTCATTTGCTTGTGTGATTTGGGGTTTGTTCTAATTGTCTTGTTTGTTCGTCAATCGTTCCTGCGATTAACATTCCTGCGAATAGCATCGCGATAAAGAGTAGTGTTTTTTTCATTGTATTAAGAGTATTGAACGATTTCGATTTCTGTCTCTGGCTTGTTGCCTTCTGAATATGCGTAGTATTGGTCTTCGCGGACGTTAAGAGATTTTTCTGACGCGTGACGCATTAAACAATCTACTGCTTGATTCTCTGTTGCAAATTCAAACTCTTGAACTAACTTGCTGTTGTGGTAAAATTCTACGTTGTACATTTTGTTTTGATTTATTTGGTTAAGTTTAACATTGATTTCATTATGATTTTGATTCCATCGATAGCCATCGTATTCGCATCCTTCTTATTTACACCGCTCATAATAAATGCTTCCTTTAAAATAGAAGCGCAAATGATAACTGTGTTTGGGTTTTTATCAGTTGCAATTTTGTGAGCGATTTCGAATGCTAATTGTTTCATGGCGCGTTGTGTTGTTTTGTTTATCTTTGTTTTGTTTGACAAATATACTATGCTAAACTATTAGAAAACAAATTTATTTTACTTTTTTTTGAAAATAATTTATAACTGATTGAAAATGAACGTAAAAACTTTTAAGAAAACATACAAAAAAAGTAGTTCGAAGCGTAAAATAGCACCCGAAAGCGAAGCGAACCAACAAGAAATAGTTGTAAAGTACCTTCGTTTAGCATATCCCGACGCTCTTTATTGCGCTTCCGCAGGTGGAATGAGGACAAGTTACTTACAAGCGATCAAGATGAAACGCACGGGCTACGTCAAAGGCTTTCCCGACTTGTTCATATACGAACCACGCGGAGAATATCACGGTCTTGCAATAGAAATGAAGAAAGAAAAAGGTGGTACTGCATCACCAGAACAAAAGCGTTGGCAGGAGCAATTGAGAAACAGGGGCTATTGTTCTTATATTTGTAAGGGTAATGAAGAAGCAATCAAAGTTATCGACGAATATTTTAATGGGTGACACTTGACCAATACATAGAAGGACATTACAAAAAGTTTAAAGAACTTGCGAAGAACATTTCGCGAGGTGAAGATTACTACGAGGACTTGTTGCACGATTCTTTGCTCTCTATGTTTGGTTCGAAACACATTGAAAACTTAATTGATACAGGCGACTTCGAGTTTTATCTTATTCGTGTAATGTATCTCGCAGTTAACTCACCAACCTCTCCATTCTACAAACAGACTATCGCGTGGAATAGAAATAGACGCGACTTTAAAGAGTACGCGCACGAAGTGGACAAGACTTGGCTTGGCGCACGAATGACAAACGAGCAACTGGACATTCTTATAAGTCGACTGAGCGAGTTTGAGAGGCTTATATTTCAAGAGTACATTTTCGAAGGCTTTACATATCGTGAGCTGTCAAAACAAACAGGCATACCAATGCCATTCCTTTACCGAACAATAGACAATATAAAACAAAAAATACGAGCAAATGTTATTCGCAAAAAGTAACGAGTACAAAAGACGACTTGAAATTTGTCGCACCTGTAAATTCTTTGAATCATCAACGCAGTCTTGCGGTCAATTGATCGTGGGTGAAGAAGTAGAAACCGAAGTCCTATTTCGTCGTAAATCAATTAAGTTGTGTGGGTGTGTTATGCCTATTAAAGCAAAACTTGCCTTCGCATCTTGTCCTGCATCAAAGTGGGACGGTGTTCTTTCAATGGAAGAACAAATCGAGTTCAAGCGTTTCTTGCTCGATATGAAAGCCCAGGGACGTTTAGAGCAGAAAGACATGTTGAAGTTCTATTCGTTCAAAGACAAGGCTACAGGAGCGTTTAATGAGCGTTCTACTTGTCCTCCGTGTGTGAAGAAAGACATCAATACCTTTCTTGAATCAATGAAGGACGTTGTTGTTGAAACAGGTGAATAACTTATCGTTATAACAATTGACATTCAAAGTATATTTGTATTGTCAAGCGTTTTAGGTATTAACCCTCTTTTGTTTACGCTTGACGGCTATAAACAATTGGGGGTTATTTTTTTGAATTAAATGAAACAAACTGGATAAGAACACAAACCGCCTTCGCTTTGTAGTCTTCGTCTTCTTGCAACCAACGATAGTGTGTTGTTCTGTCTATGCCTACAATTTCACACGCAGAAGTTACCACACCTAAAGTGCTTTCGAGAGCCTTTAGCATAGCAGTCTTTTTTAGTGTTGCGTTTTGTGGTTTGTTTTCTTCCTTGCTCATAAATTATAAATATAAAAACTACTCTCGTTTTCTTTTCGAAGGTAACAATTACCCCAATTTACCCTTGTAATGGTTAATAAGTTGCTCCATCTTAGAATCGTAGTATTTCGAGAATGTTTTGAATCCGTCGTTGTCCTGTTCGAATAGTCTGAATAGAACACCTCTCAGACGTTGTGAAGGCTTCTTAAGCGTATCTTCTAACTCACTCTTAAGACTTTCAACTGCATCCAGTTCTTCGCGCTTAAAATCTTCATCTTTGAACGCAAGGTAACCAAATTGATTTGCGATTGTAAATAGTTCTGACGCTTGCGCAGGTGAAAGTTCATTTGTTCCAAAGGTTAGTTTGAGCGTTTTGTCCTTTCTTGTTGTTACTGATTCTAATTGTGCTGGTATTAATATCATTGATTGTAATGTTTTGGGTATGGCTTTTCTTTAAGCAAACAATTTTTAATGCTTTTTTGATCTAAAAAATAAATGTATCTAAATTGTCTTAACTCAAATTTCTTTGCTTTTTCTTTCCAATTTTTCGCCTCCAGTTCCGCTTTTTTACCTCTGTTGTTATTTGTAACAATTGAATTGTGAAAGATTTCATTTTCAAATTCCCACATAATGTTTGTGTGTTCGCCATAAAATTTGAAATTTGCCGCCTGATAAACAATACCTAAACCACCACAACGCTCGTCGGCAAAAGACTGAATCCATTTAACCGTCTTAAACTTACTACGAATATATTTAATAGAATAACTTATTGCTTTGCTTTCTGTATTCCTTTCCGCTTTATCATCAAACCACATTCGGTTTAATTCTTTATATTCATTTAGTTTTGTTTCAGCAACAACAGAACCCATACTTTGAGGGTTCATTGCATAACCATATTGCAAAACACCAAGTAATTCACCATTGATGTAACAACCTAAATGAATGTGAGTTGTAGCGTCGTTACAAACTTTCTTGCTATAATGATTTTTGATTATTAGTTCTTTACTTATTTGTTTAGGTATTTCCTTAACATAAAAGTCAGATGAACCAAAACCAATTATTTCTTTTGAACCAAAAATTGTCTGTTGGTCACTATAAATTAAATCTTTCTTATTCATAATTATTCAGTAAGGGAACATCAAACACATCAAATTCTGGATAGTTTTTTCTTAAAAATTTATAGAGTGAAGACTTTTTTCTAAAACGTGTAATTTTTTCTTTATCACTTCTTGATGTAGCGTAAGAGTATTCTTTAACAATAGCAATATAATTTCCTTTAAATTGACAATCATCTGGAATCAATAGGACATTATCAGTTAATACTCTTTCAGATAAAACGAATGTATACATAAATTATTTATTAGTATGTCACTAAATATGCAAAGAAAAGAAAAGAACAAAGAAAACGTGTAAGCACTTTAAAGAAAGAACAAAAGAAAAAGCTCCCCCGAAAAAGATTACTCTCGCTCTTAAAAGAGCAGTTGCACGTTCCAAGCATTGATGTATTGCAAGTGTAGTCATTGGTTACTTCGCTTTGACTTACGAAGGCGGTTTGTGTTCTTATTCAGTTTGTTTCATTTAATTAAAAAAATATACCCCCAATTATTTCAGCCGCCAAGCAAAAATAAAAGGGGGTAGTTTCGCAATGCTTGGCTGTAACAAATATACTTTGAATGTCAATTGTTACAACGATAAGTTATTCACCTATTTCAACATCCTTCATTGATTCAAGAAAGGTATTGATGTCTTTCTTCACGCAAGGCGGACACGTTGAACGCTCGTTAAACGCTCCTGTGGCTTTATCCTTGAACGAATAGAACTTAAGCATATCTTTCTGTTCCAGACGTCCTTGCGCTTTCATATCGAGCAGGAATCGTTTGAACTCGATTTGTTCTTCCATAGAAAGAACACCATCCCATTTAGATGCAGGACAAGAGGCGAAGGCTAACTTTGCTTTGATAGGCATAACACAGCCACAAAGTTTTATCGACTTACGACGAAACAACACTTCGGTTTCTACTTCGTCGCCAACGATCAATGGACCGCAAGACTGCGTTGAAGATTCAAAGAATTTACAGGTGCGACAAATTTCTAACCTGCGTTTGTACTCGTTACTTTTTGCGAATAACATTGGCTCGTATTTTTTGTTTGATATTATCTATTGTTCGATATAAGAATGGCATCGGTATGCCTGTTTGTTTTGATAGTTCTCGGTAGGTGAACCCCTCAAAGATGTATTCTTGAAAGATTAAGCGTTCAAACTCACTCAGACGACTAATAAGAATGTCCAGTTGCTCGTTTGTCATTCGTGCGCCTAACCAAGTCTTGTCTACCTCGTGCGCGTACTCTTTGAAGTCACGTCGGTTCCTGTTCCACGCGATTGTCTGTTTGTAAAATGGAGAGGTTGGTGAGTTAACTGCGAGATACATTACACGGATTAAATAGAACTCAAAGTCGCCTGTGTCGATTAGGTTCTCGATATGCTTACTTCCAAACATAGACAACAAAGAATCGTGCAGAAGATCCTCGTAGTAATCTTCGCCTCGCGCGATGTTCTTCGCAAGTTCTTTAAAACGTTTATAGTTTCCGTCTATGTAATGTTCAAGTGTCACTCATTAAAGTATTCGTCTATTATCTTCATTGCTTCCTCGCTACCTTTACAAATATACGAAGCGTAGCCTCTGTTTCGTAATTGCTCCTGCCATTGTACTTGTTCGGGTTCTATTTTACTTCCCTTGACTTTCTTCATCTCAATTGCAAGACCGTGAAACTCTCTGCGTGGTTCGTAAATAAAGAGGTCGGGAAAGCCTTTGACGTATC